TAATAGTATAATCAGATACTTTATAATTTTCATATATTTTAATTTCAGGTTGCTTATAAGATTTATTATCACCAAGATATGTCTTATAATCATTAAGGATCTTAAATGATGCAGATGCTCTATCTTCAATATTAAATATATTCTGTACTAGAGTAATAGAATCACCTTGAATACTTGATGAAAAATCTTTAAACTTATATGTCATTGTAAAAGCATCCATATAAATGATCATTGATGGAGTCTTCTCTGTTTTAAATACTGATTTAATCTTAATTTGTTGACCATCTAACTGTTCTGTTAGATTTAAATAATGCTCAAAGATCCAAGTAGTTGGTACATCTTTGAATTGCATTGCACCTTTTGTAGAAATCATAATATTTAAATTTAATAATAAAAAGGGAGCCCTTTTACTGACTCCCTTTAAACTTATTAGTCTAAATCAAAGTCAGAAGCTGCCTTACTTGGTACTGCAAAGTCATCATCATCGTTTCCAAATGATTCAACTTTCTTTGCTTCTAGTTTTTTAAGATGATCAGTTTCACTATATAATAAGTGTTTACCTGATCCAAGTTTAGCAAATGCATAACCATTCTTAGAAGATTTTGGCAAAAATAAGTCATAATTTGTATAACCTGTTTTACCTTCATATTCTTTTCCTGCAATACAGAAATCTAAATACTTATCTTTAAATGGAGCTGTCTCATTAAATGCAAGAATAAAATCCTCAATAGTATCATGTTTGTTATCTTGTTGATCAAACCATTCAGTCATATCTAATGCTGTACAGATAGATTTTAAGAATACTAATATAGAATTATCTCTATAGATTTGTACTCCTGATTTAGTCTGACCATCAGCAAATGCATATTGACCAGCTTTTACTCTACCAATTTGACCTTTATAGTGACCAGAATCTGGAATATCTTTATTCAACATAAAACCTTCAAACCCTTCAATAGGTTCAGTTTCTACATTTAAAGTTAACACTATTGCTCCTGGTATAAATTTGAAGTCTTCAGCCATTACACTATTGATTTTCAATTTGTGATTACCTGGTGTGATTGTTTTTGGTATACCACTTCCACCTGCACTTACATCTTTAGTTCCTATTGCCATGTTTTCTTATTTTTTATATTATTAATTATTTATATACTTCATCCCAGTGAGTAGTAACCCCACCATCTTCATTCACTTCACTAATTACAATCTCTGCATTTCTTAAATGATCAGGTCTTGCACCACAAGTAGTCTCTTCATTAGTTTTGAAGCTCAACATAACCTTGTTACCTTTTCTGAACATGTAACCAATTGCATCTGAATTAGCACAAATTAAAGATTTAATCTTACCAGTTAAATCAATATTAGCAGCCATTACCATTTCACCTTTATCATCAACTTGCTTGTCTTTGATATGTCCAGATAAAATAACATGATCAGCTAACTTGTCTATGTAAGTCAAAACATCAAAGAATGCTTCTCTTACATATAAATAACCAGCACCATTAGGTAAAGTAATTACATTGTCTCCATCATAATTTTTACCCATTGAAGTAGCTTTATACTTTTTAACAGCTAACGGCATAACCATTTCTTCCAATGCAGTAACTGTATCAATAGTAATAAACCTATAAGGTTTACCAGCTTCTTCTACAGCTTTACCAACAGCTAATAATTCTTTAAGACTGTTAGCTTTTACTTTCATTGCATCTACATAATCAGTCCCATTCTCCAAATCAATTATTAAATTGTTTTCTAAACCAGCAAACGCAGTTGTTTTACCTGTCTTAGGTTTAGAGTAAATTAATAATCTTTTTGGATTCACTCTTGTTGCGCTCACTTTATTAGTGGGCAATACCAATCCTTCCATTTTTTACTTTATTAAATCATTTAACCATTTTTTATTACTCACTGGTTTCTGTAATAATATGGCAGCAAGATCTCTAACAGTTAAACTACTTAGAGGAGCATCTAAATCTGCATCCATTATTCCATCAAAATCAGGAAATAATCCTTCTACTTCAGTCTTTGTAGGTTCAGTCTTCTTAGGTTCAGCCATTACTTTTATCAGTTCTGATACAGGGATCAAATACCTCACATGACCTTGGCCATTTGGTTCAGTAGTTTCATACTCCTCATCATAAAATGGATTATACTTCCATTTATACAGTGTTCTTGTTGGATCTTCAGACTCAAGAGATATACTAGTATACTCAGTATAGATGTCTTGCTCTCTACATAATTCACTTTTAAAGAAGCCCATGTGCAATTCATCCTTGCCATAAGGTCTATAAGCACATTTAGGAATATATAATGGATTAGATACTCCTAATGCATTAAATACCTTTTGATGATACTTCATCAACTCTTCAGTCTTCTCCTTTCTGTTAAATCCACCAGTTTGGTTACTTGTGTCTTTTGTTGTTAACGCCATATATTAATTATTTGGTTCCAATTCTTTTCTCTTGTTGAGCAGGAGTATTCATCTCTGATATACTCATCTTCTCAAATTCTGCTTTAAAGAAACTCATTCTAGTATCACCATTTCTACATTTAAGAAAGTGTAATACCAATACTCTATCATTTTCTATTATAAATCTATCAGGTCCATAGAATCTGATCTTCTGTTTTGCAGGTCTGTTAATACCTACTACGGTATCAGCATGCTGTAATAACGCATCAGCACCAAATATATCTGATTCTAACACATAATTACCATATTTACCATCTTCAGCTCTGTCAGGATTATCAATATTTCTATTTAATTGACTTAATATAATAAAAGCAATAGGGTATATTCTTTTAAGTTCAGTGAAAGCTTCACCAAGATTATTAAGCATTTCATTCTTATCTCTTTCAGTCTGTGCTTTTTTAACAAGTACTGAGTGATCCAGTGACATCAGAGTTTTCTTATATTTTCTGACACCATCTTCATCAACAGTAGAATGATATGCCATATACTCATGAATTATTTTCTTTAATTCATCTACAGTACATGGTTTTTCTACTATATCAATAGGATACTTTACTTTTTCTTTAGCATAATCATAACATCTCTGTAAATCTTCTGGACTTAATGCTCCATCAGCACTACATAAATACTTATATGACTTACCAATAATACTAGAATACTCTCTAATTGCAGATGACCTAGCTAACATCTCAAATTGAAACTGTAAAACTCTAAAATCTTCAGCGGGATTTAATAGAAATGATTCTCTTACAATCTGTTCAACTATTAAAGTTTTACCACTTGCAGGTCTTCCACCAATTACTGTAATAGTATTCCATTCAATACCATCAGTAGTTGCATCATTAAATTTAGGCCATGGAGTTCTAAGACTTTTAATGTCTCCAACCATTCTACCTTTTAGATAATGTAAAGATTCCTGAAAGCCTTCTTTCTGACTATTCCAACTAAGTTTTACTTCTTTTGGCTTAAGCATATACAATAATTAAATAACTTTTACTTTCACTCTGTTAAAACTTGCATGCATAATGCTTATTATCACCTCAATCACTATAAAACTAATTATATTGACCTCAACAATAAATGCATTAGTGACAGCATAAGCAAACAAAGTTCCCACTATTGCACATAGCAATAAGGATAACCTGGACATTTTGCGCATTATACAACCCTTTCTTTAAAATGTTTTTGTGACGGATCTTCAGATCCATTTAAGAGCATATCACAATAATTAGCTAACTCAGAGTCATATGTTTTATCTGATCCTTGTTTTCTAATAAAATATTGTGATGTTCTCATGTATTTGTATCCTGTAGCTTCATACTCATCAACATAAAGTTTAGTAGCATTAAGTACAGTTTCCCAGCTATAAGCATGGTTATCAAAAAACCACTTGAAATTGTTTTCAAGATTCTTTTTATCTGACCTAGCATATTTACCACTTGGGAGTTTAAATTTAGGAAAAATATCTAAATATGTCTCAATATTTTCCATGAAATTATCACCCATTACACTGGTATTTGTTTTCTTTTTACTTGTCTTAAAGAATGAGTCCAGATCCTGTAAAAGAATCATTGACTTACCTTCAAGTGTTAAATCAGCTCCCAACCAATTACTTGATTGTAAGCGTTTTGACTCTAATGCATCATTTACAAAATCATTAGTTTTGATTTTATATTTAATACAATAAAGTATATACAACTGATTTGGGCTTAGGTTATTCTTAATTAACAGATTGAATATTTCATCCATATTACCATTTTATGTCAAAGTTATAACTCTTTTTTGTAAGATCTGATACATTGTTGAAAACATCTTGACAATTCCATTCTTTTAAGTGAGAATAAGCTGCTGATGCTGGATGAGATACAAAGAATTTATTACAATTTTCACCAAGATGAATACTGCTTTCCTCTGCTTTCTTACCCATGAATACATAAGTTAATCCTGGATTATAAGAATTAAGATAGTCTAATAAATATGCCATCATTGGTTTCCATAACTCTGAATGAGATCCAGGTTTACCTATGGTACAAGTAAAAGCACTATTAATCATAAGAATACCCTGATTACTCCATCTTTTCAAGTCAATATCAGTTGATTCTAACTCACCATGGTAAACAGTTCTGTTTACTGCATCAAGTATATACCTGAGACTTGGTAATGCTTTCTTTTCAAAACTGCAGGAAAATGATATTCCATCTGCTTGCTCAATTCCTGGATAAGGATCTTGACCTATTACAACTACTTTAAGATCAGTATAAGGTGTTTCCTCAAATGCTCTAAACAAGTATTTCATAAATGGTGTAAATCTTCTATCTTCTTGTGAGTCTTTAATCAATTTCAATAAAATATTATCAAACTCTGTGCTATATAAAAACCCTCTAAGCACTCTAGCCCATCCTGAATCAATAAGTTTTGCGTTTAATTTTTCTTTTATATCATTAATATCTATATTTGTTGTCATATTAATTTTATTTATACATTATGGCTATTAAGGTAAAAGAACTAAAGGATGATGCTTTATTAAGTGTCCAAGTAAACAAAGCATATTACTTCATGTTGAAGAATACACTTTTTTACTTATTCAATCAGATTCAAGCTCAAGGAGCAGAAGCATCTGAAAAATCTATTGAGACAATTAAAGCTGCTGATTATTCAAAGATGTCACAAGTTGAAC